ACTTTTTATAAGTATTATTATATGGGTTTGTTGAATTGAATGGAAAAGCCTCTTTAATTTCTTGCCATCCATTTGCAACATAGTCTTTTACATCTTTGGCTTCAACTTCTTTAGTGATACCATCTTTTGTAATTTTAACTTTTTTAATATACATATTTATTTCCCTCGCTATCTAAAATTTTCTTAAAGATTATTTGCATTTTAATATTTTGTGGTAAAACTGCAACTACTTCGTAATTTGCTTTCTCACAATACATATTATCATTTAATGCTAAATCTCTAAGTTCGCTCTCTAATATACTTTCATCACTTAAATAAACTCTATCTCCAGTTTTGATTTTGCCTTGATAATATCTACGTTCAACAAATGCTTGGTATCTTGCATTTTTCTTTTGACCGTATTCGGCACTTGTTACATCACCTTCAATAGGTTGGTAATTCATCTTATAAAATCTTGGTGCATTATAAATAGGTGCATCATATTTGCCGTTGTTATCATCAATATGATTTCTACTTGCAATCCATAACTCTTTTTCCCACATTATCTAAACACCGCCAAAGGAACAATTTCGTTAATTAATGTGCTTGATAATTGTGTGCTATCAAACGTAATTGATAAACCATTTTCCGAATAATGTAATGCACTTGTGTTTCCATCTCTTTCGATAAACTCTTGCATACATCTTGCAATCCACATTTTATATGATTCAAACGCCCAACTTTTTTGTTTATTTGTGATTTTAGTAGAAGATTTAAAAAGGAGATGTAATAGGACTTCTTTTGCACCTTCTTCATATATGATAATATCTTCTTCTTGAATATGAGGATATTTTCTTGAAAAGTATTTAATATAATCCATAATTTCATCTCCTATTTTCATCTAATTTTAAGCACTTTTAGAAACAGTTGCGATAAATAAACCTTCAATATCAGATACAACTGGTAAATATAAAGCTGTTGCTTTTGTCCAAGTTGCTACTGGATCTGGTGTTTCCCATTGAGTAATTGTTACATTACCACGTGAAGTTACACCTTTAGTTAATGCTAATTCTTCTGGAGTTACACCATATAAACCAGCACCTAATGAACCATTACCACCAAAGAATGTGATTTTGTTTTCTGGGTAGAAACGGTGAACAGTAGCGTCGTTTGCACTTGTTTTGTAAACATCATCATTTGCTACAAATGCAATTCCAAAGTTTTCATATACCCATTGTAATACTTTCTTTTCAGTTACTAATACACCAGCATCTTTGAAGAATTGTTTAATTCCTGTGTTGTTTACCATGTAACTAACGATTTTACCACTTGTTAATGCACGAGTGATTACTTTACCTTTTGCTTTTGCTTTTGCTAATACTGCATTTAAGTCAGCAACGATATCGTGTGCTGGATCAGCCCAAGCAGTGAATGAAACGTTGTTAGCTGTTGGATAACCATAATCTACAACTGTTTTGAAGTTGTTTTCATTGATTTCTAATTTACCAGTTGCCATAACTTGGTTGTTTGCTAATTCTGCTCTAGTTAAAACACGTGAAGTTAAGTTACCCATATCATCATAGATAAAGTCAATAACTTCTTGTTTATCAGCGTTGTTACCTAATAATTCATGGATTCTTTCAGTTTGATTTAATTTTTCTTTAATCATTAACTTTTCAAATTCAATTTGACGGTAATTTGTTCTATCGCCAATACGTGCTTCTGTATCTAAAGCATGGAATTGAGCCATAACTGGTAATGAACCATTTTCTACTAAACGAGTTACATCAACTTTTAAGTTTTTTGATTTTCTTGATGGGAATAATGATGATAACGCAAAGTTTGTTTGATAGTTATAATTTTCAGAGAACTCTAATCTATCTTTATCAGTAATTAAATTTAAAATATTCATACTTTAATTTCCTCCTTAGTCTAATAATCCATCTGCTGGAACTGTAACTGTTGGACTAACTTCACCAAATAATCCTTTAGCTACAAAAGCTGTTGTAACTGCTGATGCTGGTGAAACTGGTAATTTATCGCTATAATAATGACCTGCTACCATTAATGCTTCTGGTTTATCTCCATCAGTAATATCAACATCTTGGAACACAATTCCTACTGCTGATGCATCATTTGCTGGGTAAATTGTTCCAGCTTTAATAATTTTTCTACCGTTTTCAGTTACGGCAGTTGCGAATGAACTCGCAAAAGTGTATGTAACTGTTCTTAAACCTACTTCACTAGCTAAAAAGTTAGGTCTATTTAAAGTAATAATCTTTTCTGCCATTTTTTAATTTCTCCTTTTTTTAATTGTTAGAAATTTCCCCATTGAACTTTTGTTTCTTCTTGTTTACTTAAAGATTTTGCTTTCTTTTGAGCAAGACTTTCAGCACCACCAGCACCGCCACCACTTACACCAGATGAACTGTCTGATAAGTTTTTCTCCCAAGTTTTCTTTGCTTCACTTAATTTGTCAGCAAATAATTGGTTTAGTAGTTTAGCTAAATCAACTCTATTCCCTTTGGCTTGAATAATTTTGTTTGCTTCTTCTACTGTAAATGTGCTGTTTTGTAGTAATTCATCTTTGATTTGACTATCTTCGATTTGACTACGATATTGTTCAATTAGGTTATCTTTTTCTTGAAGTTCTTTAGCACGTTTTTCATCTTCGCTTAATTGACCGTCTTTAAATTGTTTAAATTCTTTTTCAACTTTTGATAATTCATCAATTCTTGCTTTAAGTTTCTTTTCACGTTCTAACACTTCATTTTCAGTGAAAGTTTTAGGTGTTTCACTAGCACCTGGTTCGCCTTCCGCAAATAATTGTAAGCGTAAAGGCATTAGTTTGTTCATTTTGTTGTAGTTTTTCATATTTACCTTTTCTCCTTTGCGATTATAAAGGTTTTCTCTAACCTATGTTGCGATTTTTGTAATGCGATTTCTCTACCGCAATATGTTAATGCTATTGAGCATTTACATCATTTTTTTGTTCTTGTTGTTGATTTTGTTCTTGAACGCTATCAATTTGTTGTTGCCATTCATTACCTACGCCATCAACATCATTTGTTAAACCAACTGCATTTAATGCTTGTTTAACTGGATAATTAATTGTTCGTAAATTCATTAACGCTTGTGATTTAACTAATAAATTATTACTCATATTAATGTTAAATTTAATGCTAACATCACTTGCTTTGATTTTGTTTAGTGGGCAACTTGGTGTTTTTAAACAAATAGCAATAATTTTTCTTACTAATTCACGTTCAAACTGAATTAAATAGGTAGTATCAACTTGTGCTTGATTTTGAGCTGATTCCCAACCATTTCCAAGTAATCTTGCTTGACCTGTATCTCCACCACTTGTTACATTTCCACTTGATTGTGGAGTTCCACTAATATCATACAACGCTTTTTTAATACGCTCATAATATTGGTTAACACTTTCTAAATCTAGCTTAGAATTTAACATTTCAATATCGGCTGGAGTTTCTGGATTACCAGTATTTAAAACAACCAATCTATGTTTTTTCAACTTATTCCAAGTTTTAATAAACTCATCTTCATCATCAATTTTTTGGTTTTTGATAATCATAAAAGAGTTGATAATTTCTTCGATTTCATCTAATTCGGAACTGTTTAAATGATTAATTGTATGTTGTAACAAATAAATCAATTCAATAATACCCATTCTTTCGCTGTTGCAACAATATTCAACAATAGGAATTGATTTGTGAATTTGTGGAATATCTTTTACAACGTTATGGTTAAAATCTAACTCAATTTTTCTATTAGGTAAGAATACATTATAATACTCTTGTGGAATACCATTCGGATTATTTTTGCTACTAACAACTAATGCGAATAATTTTTGATTTGGAATATCATTAGAATAAACCATACAAGTTTTTTCTACTGGTAAATTTTGCAATACGAATGGTGCTTCTGATTTGATATCTTCAATTTCAGTGCTTTTCTTTGGTAAAACTAATTGATAAGCAACACCGTATTTGTAAATGTCCTTAGCCTTTTCAATGTCTAAACTTGCTTTGTTACTATCTAAAAAATAAGCATTTAAGTAAGACATGTCATCAGTATTTTTAGAATTTGTAATAGAATATTCAATAGGATTTCCATACATAAAACCAACTTTGAAATTCACAACTTTATGCACATGATTTTCTACAACTGTATTATTAATTGGTGAATCATCATATCGCTTTTTTTCCGCCAAAATATCTTGATTACCTAAATATTGTTTTTCAAGTTTTTCAATAGCTCTTACATTTTCATTGTGAATTTGAATTGCATTTGGTAAATGTTCTTTCAACATTCCTACAACATCTTTATAAAATTCCTCAGCTGAAATAGGTATAATGACTTTTTTTCTACCTGTTAATATATTCGCCATTTTTACACCTCATTTTTATACATAATATCATATTTTAAGTATAATTCTTATTTTTTACTTTGTCAATACCCCTATTTTAA